AACTGGCTCATGCTCCAGTTCGGCGTCGCCAAAGAGCTGGGACTAAGCCTCGGCCAAGTCCGCAGCATGATGACCGCCGAAGAACTCCTTGGCTGGAGCGCGTACTTCCAGATCCTGAACGAGGACCAGCAAAAGGAAATCGAAAAGGCCAAACGCCGCCGCTAACCCGGTGGCTTTTTTGTCGCGTAAACTGAAGTACCAGAGTGTGACGCAGCGCCGTGGCTTACAGAGCCGATATCGAAATTGCGGTACGCGGCGCCCAAGATCTGAAGCGCTTACAGAATGAAATATCGACTGCTTCAAAGCTAGTCAATCAACTTAATCAGTACATTGAAACTTTTGGCGGACCTTCTATTGTCCGTAGTATTCGTAACTTAAAAGATGTTGTAGGTGAAGCCGCTACAGCGTTTAATAAAGCAGCTCTAGGTACTGATGAAGCGACTATTGCAGCCAAGAAATATATTGAAGCTACGGCAGAACTTAATGCAGGGTTACGTGAACGTAAAGAATTACTTTCAAGCATCACAGAGCAAGAACGTAAAGCCCGACTGGCCCGTTCTGGTATTGTCGAAGTAACTCAGTACGGAGGTCCAATTGGACCGGGACAAGCTAGTCCTGTGGCCTTGCGTTCAGAATTGCGTGGGCGTACACAACAAATTCTCGATGAGCGTAAAGGCGCAAAAGAACTTGAATTAGCTCTACTGGAACTTGAAGAAAGGCGTAGAACAGAAACAAATGCCATGCTGGACGCTAAAGCTGCGTCGGTAGCTCTGCGTGCTGAAAGGGAAAAAGAAGTATTTCTTGCAGGTAAAACACAATTTGCAGAACCGATTGGTCCTGGCCAAGTCTCCCCGGTGGCACTTAGCAGCAGAGTAGAAGGGCGCATACAAAGTATTCTTCAAGAACGACAAGGCCGCAAAGAATTAAATGCAGTTCTTGAAGACCAGTTTGAGAAAGAAAGACAACTGCAAAACAATCGTCTTGACGAAAAAGCTGCACAAGTACAGGCAGCCCTAGACAAACAAACTGCTGCCACTGCTGAGACAGCCGCACAAACAGCAAAGTTAAATGAGAGAACTCTAGAATTTACAGCGCGTACAGACCAAGCAGCTCGTGCTGCGCGAGCGCAAACAGCTGAGTATCTGCGCCAGCAGCGCATTCTCAAAGAACTACGAAAAACACAAGCAACTGCTCCTGCAGGAGGTTTCCCCGTAGAAGGACCTATGGCAAGTCCGGGTTTCCGGGGTATGCAGCGCAACGTAGGTAAATTCGGAGAAAACCTAGCCCTTGGCGCAGGTTTTCCTTTGCTTTTTGGGGGTGGCCCCGGTGCTGTTGCTGGTTCTGTGCTTGGTTCATTCGTAGGCACAGGTTTTGGTGGTCAAATTCTTGGCGGGGCTATTGGACAAGTTTTGGACCAAACGCTGATAAAAATTAAAGACATAGGTAATGCAATTAAGCAGTTAAATTTTGACACTCTTACCGAGTCAGGAATTAAATTTTCAGCTGAAGTACAATCACAGCTAGACTTACTTCTGCAAGTCGGAGATGCGTTAACAGCACAAAAAATTGTAAGCCAAGAAGTTGCTCGTGAGACAGGAACACTACCTGGTGTAACTGAAGATGTAGCCAATAGTGTGAACATACTGAATGACTCTTGGCGTAAAACAATAAATGCCGTAAGCACCACAGCAGGGATTATCGCTGCCCCCTTAGCAGTCGCGCTAGCCGGTGTACTAGAAACAGTAAATAGTATCTTTAGAGTTTTAAATGGAGTGCTTAGTTTAATCGGTACAGGAATTAAAACAGCTGCAGAATTTGTTATCGAGTTGATCGGAGGTAAGGATGCTATTGAATTTATCAATAACGGTATAGATAAATTGAACAGCGGTCTTAGTGAAGCTACTGCCCGAGCTGCTGAATTTCGTAACACTATTAACCAAGCCGTAGTGCAATCAAGTATTGAGTTACGGGCCACTAAAGCGCTTACACCTGGTGTAACAACAGAGGATAAGCTTACAAATATAAATGTTCAAAAGCAAAAAGAACTCGATCTTTTGTTTCAGGATGAAATAGATGCCCGCATTAAAATTCGCCAAGAAAATGCAAAAGCCTCAATAGAAACTGTAGAAGGGTTAATAAAACAAAATACATTGCTGTTTAAAAACAAACGGGAAAACATCGAGATAAATGCGCAGAGACAAATTACGGCTGAAATTCAACGCAACCAAGCTGAACTGGATCGCAGGGCCGCGCAGGAATTAGAGCGTCAACGTAAAGAGCTAGAGCGTATAGCTAAAAAACGTATGGAGCAGATGGACACTGCTCAACGTAACTATGTCCTAGCTGAAGCCGAAATAGGCATACTTACAGCCGTAAATGACGAGGCAAAAGCACAAGCGGAATACGATAAAGCACGCGTAGAGCGTATGTACTCATTTTCCGAACTGCTTAAAAACGCGCTAAGTGACGAAGAGCGTGAGAGTTATTTGCAAACTCAGTACCTTAATGCGTTAGGTGCACAGGTTGTCTTAGACAAAAAACTACTAGACATACAGAAAGAGCAGACCGCAGAGCTATACAAACAACTAGATGCTTCGGGCATTTTGAATGACCAAGTACAAAAACGCTTAAAGCGTGGTGCTATGCCCGAAGGTGGCGCAGATAGACGCATTGGGATTATGGGTTTTACGTCTGGACTTAACCTAGACCCCAACGATAAAGCAGCGCAAAAATATGAAGAAATGAAGCAACGCTTAAAAGAATTATCTGACCCAATCAACATGGCTGAACAAGGTGCATTAGCGATCGGTGATGCTTTTAGCACTGCTTTCCAAGGAATTATCAGTGGTACGCAGACTACCCAAGAAGCCTTAAGTAATTTCTTCAAAGGTGTCGGTGATGCGTTTATAAGCATGGCCACCGAAATTATTGCCCAGATGGTTGTTATGTTTGCCTTTAAACAACTACTTGGTTTGTTTGGAGGTGGCGGTAACGGTGGAATGTTCAAAGGCGCTGGACCGTACGCTATGCCGAAAGGCCCAGGTTTTGCGGAAGGCTTCTCGTTACCTAAACTTTACGCGGAAGGCGGCTTTGTCACTGGACCCACCAATGCCCTAATTGGCGAAGGCGGCGAGCCAGAGTACGTCATCCCCGCCAGCAAGATGCGTTCTGCAATGGGACGCTACGCATCCGGTGCTCGTGGTTCCAGTGTTATCCCGACAGGCAGCGATGGCGGCGAAATGGGCGGCACCGCCACAATGGCACCAGCAGCCATCGACGTTCGCTACACCGTGGAACGCATCAACTCGGTGGATTACGTCACCGCCGATCAATTCCGTCAGGGGATGCAGCAGGCTGCCGCACAGGGTGCCGCTCGCGGTGAGCAAGCCACAATCCGCCGCCTGCAACAGTCCCGTTCTACCCGTAGCCGCTTAGGTATCAGCTAATGAGTACCGGACCCGAGTTTGACGACAACATTGCCTACGGTTGCCTGCTAAGCATCTCCGAAAAAGGCGCCGGCCCCCGCTACACACTGCAGAACTTCTTTTCGACCGACAACATCGACCACAATGGCGGCGTGTACGGCTTCGCACCATTTGGATGGAGCGGCGTCACGGTCAACCGCAACGGCGACAACCAAACCACCAACCTGATTTTCCCGAACAACGGCCTGACGCAGACGATTGCCGCCAAGATCCTGAACCAGGCCGGATGGCGCGTCGAAGTCGAGACCATGCTGTTTGACCCAGACGACCGCACCAAATTCCGATCACTAAGCAGCTACACCGGCATGGTCGTCGGCGGCATCTTCTCCGGTCCCACAATTGAGCTCGAGCTGGGCAACATCCTCGACGCCGTCGGGGCCGACGTCCCTCGTCGACGGCTTACGGAAGATCTCTTCGGTCCACTGCCCACCACCGCCAATGTGCGACTGCAGTGACCTCGTTGGCAAGCCGTACCGCCTTGGCGCAGATGGCAGCGATGGCGCAATCGACTGCATCCATTTGGTCTACACAGTATTGGGCAGATTAGGCATCCCCACGCCTGAGTTCCAAGCTGACTGGTACACCGCCGACATTAAAACGGTCTTACGCGACATCCACAAATGGGGTCGTCGTGTTGCACAGCCGCAGTACGATGGTGACGTGGTAATGCTTGCCCACGACAACTGGGCTTTTGGGGTTACGTGGCAAGACGGCATTTTCTACATCAATCGGGATCTGCTGAAGGTGGCTTGGCTCCCTTTGTGCGCAGCACCCAAATGCCGCTGTTACCGTATGAAAAAGATCTAATTGAACTTCTCGGGCTTACGGAGGAAGAATATAAAGCGCACAAAAAAGAATTACTTTGGCAAAACAGAGAGCGTTCGGCTGAATATGCGCATATACCAGATATTCGATGCGATCCCCTAACAATCAGCATCATCAGCCTAGTTGTAGGTGTCTTGTCTACAGCAGCTAGTTACCTTTTAACTCCCAAGCCAGCTCAAGCTAACCAAGCTCGCATCCGCAACCGCCAGCTCGACAGCATCACCGGGCGTGATCGTTTCGCTCCTACTTACGGCTTCCAAGCAGGACAAGACATCTCCCGTTACGGCGAAACAATTCCTATTATTTTTACCAAGCAACTACAAGATCCGTCCCTAACCAATACTGCTGGCGGCTATACCGGCGGTGTGATGATCAGCCCCAAGCTGGTCTGGTCACGGCTATTTAGCTGGGGCAACTACCAATCTGCCGACCTCGTATTTTTGGTCGGGCAAGGGCGTATGTCGCGTGCGTTTGATCCCACCAATGCGACCCAAAAAGCCGCTGATCTCGCTGGTCTTTTCATCGGCCAATCACCGATTGACTCCCTTAGCGACCAAGATTTCTCTTGGTACTACTACCAAGGCGGTGAACCCAACGCAAACGGCATCGGTTACAGCACAGACAGCCGCCTAACGGGTCAACATTACCGCCACGGTGAGTTCAACAAGATTGATAACCCCCAGGTCAACGTATTTTTTGCTCCAACATTTGCCGGCGGTGACAGCGAAGCGTTTTCTCACACGTATTCGCCTAGCAATCAACTTCGTTTTGGCACGTACAACGCCATCCCGAATGGAACGCCTTATCGCGTCAACTGGCAAATCGCCTCACGTTTAGCGGATTACGAAGAGGAAGCTAAAAAAGATGCCAACGCTCGTCGCCTTCAGGTTGCGGGCAACTACGCAATGAACGGCACGGGCAGAAATTATCCACGCCGCGTAGGCGTTCTCCGATTTGTTCCAAAAATAGGCAGCGTAGAAACGGCTGATGCAATCACCGGTAACAACGGAAAACCGATCAGTACCGTTGTTGTTGGCGATTTAATCGAATTACGTTTTGGCGGGACAAAACTAGACACAAACGAACTTGAGTCGCAATTATTTAATCAAGACGCAACTCGCTATCGCAAAGGCGCGGTAGACAATGAAAGCATACGATCTGACATTAGCGGCGAGCTGGAGCAATACGATAATTTGCTTCAATCTGGTGAAAAATTTGTAATCGGTAATTGCTTATTTTGTGTCCTAAGAAGAGATATACCTGTATTTAACCGCAACGGATCAGCGGACATTACTGTAACGCTGCAATGTGAAGAAATATACGACGCCGCCCAAGGGTCCATCGGCTTAGTAAATCCGACGTATGTGTTTAACGAAAAAGCACTTCCCGAAAACATTAACGGTCCTCGCGTAGACATTGGTCAGGCATGGTATCCGCTGTGCCAACAAGATATAGCTTCGTTCCAAAATGTTCGTCAGTGCAGTTACACCGAAATCGGCATCCGTTCACAAGTGTGGATGCGATTCAACGGTCTTACAAACTTCATCTCCCTACCAGGACCAGCAAAACTATCGGATCTAGACGACCGTAATATCCAAGTTCAGGCTGGTACTGTCCAAACCTATGGGATGCGCTACAGCTTTTTCTCGCTGTATGTACGTCCAGCAGATGCTGGACCAAGTGCTAGTTGGGCACGCATCAATCAAATCCCTTTGGCCGTGCGCGGTAATGCACCACGCGATATTTTCAACTACTTACGAATTGCTCACCCCTTAAAACAGTGGGAATTCCGCTTGCGACCACTAAGTTCGGGCGAGCTAGTTCAAATTATTGGCAGCAATAGTGGTTTTTTACGGCTAGACACTAAAGAAAATTTCGTAAAAGTTCCTACGCTTGTCAACAATCAGCAGTTTACGTTTTACACTAAAGGCATTGAAGAGCGCATTGGTGATATAGCAATTAGCCCGCAAATGGTCAACGGGCGCCGCAGCAATCCGACTACAACCACGACATTTACTTTTGTTGTGACCTTGGTGCGAGCAGAAGTAAACGGCGTTACCGCCAACGAAAAACAAGTAAGTAACGGTATCGCAAAAGCAATTAACAAAGATCCCGACCCAGATGCTTCTGAGGGTGCGTACCCGAATGTCCCTTGGAGCGGCACACCTTTAGGCGGTACATATACCTTTGTAGATGCCGATGCCGCATTGTTCAAATTAACCGGAGCTGACTCAACCGAGATGCAGCTCAAGATGACTTTGCGTGCAACTCAACTACTCGGTCCGTATAACAATAATCGAGATATTTGGTGGACTATTGACAGCATTGATCCTATCTACATTTCTCCTGGTGTTACGAGTACTAAATGGAAAGACGGTACTGAGTATCAAATCAGTAAAACTTTATTTGACGGTAGCAAGATTACTTATACCTTCCGCCTGAACATCAGAAAAGCTGACAAGCAAACCAATATCGACGATGCCGAGCGCATTTTTGAGGCCAATGCGGCGATCTCTGAAGTCTCCCATTATGGCGATTTAATTACCCGCAGTTGCGATAGCGCTGCCGAACACGAAATCGTTTACGTCAACGAAAGTATCGACCCCGGAAAAAACGCTACCTACACGGGTTGCGCCATGGCGGGCTTAAAAGTTCGCAGCTCCCGCAACCTTGCCGGACTGGAGCAACTGCACATCTATCAGAAAAACGGCATCCTCGTAGAACGCCACGAGCGCACAGCGCAGGGCAACATCATCAGTTACGCCGCCACCGAGTCATCCAACATTTTCAGCGATCTGGTTTATTACTTACTGACCAACAGCCAAGCGGGCTTGGGTGAACTGATTGACAAGAATCAGATTGATCTTGGCTCCTTTGCCACGACGGCATCCTTCCTGAAAGCCAATAAGTTGTACTACGACGACGTGATCGTTGAGCCAACGAATATCCGCGATTTTGTCGCCAGTATCGCGCCGTCCATGCTTTGCAACATGGTCACACGTAACGGCAAATTTGCGCTTGAGCCTGCGTTGCCCTATGACCCGACCACCTACCTGATGATGCCGAAATTCCCGGTAACGCCTTCGATTTTGGTCAAAGCGCTATTTACGGACGGCAACATCATCGAAGATTCCTTCGAGCTGAATTACCTCAACTCAGAAGAGCGCAAGCCAATGAAGGTGGCGCTGCGTTACCGCTCTGAATATCCCAACCGTTTCCCGGAAGAGCGCACAGTGTTGGCGTCGTACAACAACGATCCGGCATGGTCAAACGCCCCAATCGAAGAGTTTAATTTCACCCATATCACCAGCTACGAACACGCTGCCCTCGTCGCCAAGTATTTCCTGAGCGTGCGCCGTAATATCACCCACACGATTAGTTTTAAAACCACGCCTTACGGCAACGCACTGGCACCAGGTGACTACATCCGCGTTGTTACACAGCAGAACATTTACAACACTGCTATTTACAACGATGGTTACATCACCGAAGACGGCAGCGTTATTTCATCCGAACCACTGGCGCAAAATCAGCAGCACGACGTTTTCCTCTGGGACCGCTCAGACCGCGAAGTCAAAGAAACGCAAATTTTCGTAGACATCAACAACAAAGTACAAAGCGACAAAAATGCCTTCTTTGCGATCCGCGATAATAGCAATACCTACAACTTGGTGTACTTGGTCGAATCACTGCAGCTTGACCAAGACGGACTGGTGCAAGTCGTCGCCAGCCACTACCCAGTCACACTTGCCCGCAAGAGCGTGATTTCAGAAGAAATCAATGTCCAGACAGGCATCTTTACAATAGAAACGTCCACCTGAGCGCCATGGCATACCCATCGTCTGTGGTTCCCACCTCGCGCTCGGTGCGACTGGGCGATTATCCGGTTCGGTCGTTTCGCGCTCAAAACGGTAAGGAACTGCGGATGCTGTATGGCAACCGCCGCAGCGGGCAGGAACTGGAACTGACCTACGAAAACATTTCGGATTCGGATGTTGTCGGTTTTACCGCCCACTACGAGGACATGAAGGGCACACACGGATCCTTCGATGTTCCAACCTCCAACTTTGACGGCTGGGGCGCAAATGTTGCCTCCCCGTTTCAAGAACCCCAAAACAACCTGTACCGCTTTGCGGATGCGCCTCAGATCACTAGCGTGAGACCAGGGCGTAGCACCGTTGTTGTCCGTCTCGTGAGCGTAATCCGATGAGCAAGATGTACACAGGCCGCGACGGTCGCATGTTGCTCGGCACCACCGACCTCGGCAAGGTGACCAACTGGACCCTGCAGGCGGATCTGGAAACACTGGAGACCACCTCGTTAGGTGACTACCAGCGCGAATACACACCCGGCGTGCAGTCCTTCAGCGGAAGCGCCACACTGCTGTATTACAACGACGGCACCGCAAACGACGCCAGCACGCTTTTGCGTGAAATCGTCAAAACCGGCAGCGTGACAACACCAGTAACGCTGACTTTGCGGTTGACTGATGGCACAACCAACAGCGATGCAACCTTCAGCGCTTATATCACCAGCGCCAGCATTGGCGCATCCGTGGGCGAAGTATCGTCAGCGCAAATTAGTTTCCAAGCCACTGGCGCACTGACCACCGCAACACTGTAATGAGCGTCTACCTTGGCACTTACGGTTACGTCGCCCTTAAGCGCACATCGCCAACACAGGCTGTGCAAACAGTGCTGCGTATCGGTGACGTAAACGCTGGTGCCAACCGCTTTCTTTTACGCGACGACAACAATACATTTGTAACCGGCGATTACATTTACATCCAAAACAACGCCGTTGCTGATCTCGACTTTATCGCTGCAAGCGGCTGGTACGACAGCCAAAGACACCGCGATGGCAACTGGTACATCAATGTTGACGATGTAGGCGGCATCAGGCTTTACGACACTTACGCCAAAGCGATTAGCGGCAACTCTGCCGAAGCTGTTGATATAACCGTACCCGCCGCAGATTTAACTCTCAACATCACAATTCAAAACAAGGATTACTTAACTCTCGGACAGGTCACTAATTACGAGTTAAGCACACAGCGCGAAACGATTGACGTTACTGCTTTAAGCGACCAATTCCGCTCGCAGTTCGGTGCGTTAATGTCCGGCTCTGGTTCGCTCCAAGCGCACTGGAACTATCAAAACGCAGGCGAACAATCCAACTATTTGCTGCAGCTTGCCATTCGTACTGAAATTGGCAGCACGTTTGACGCCCGGTTTTACATCAAAACGGCGGAATACACCTCAGGGATGGGGATCGACGAGACAGACGACGAGATTTATTACGAGGTCTCGGGCGTCATCACACAGGCTGGGATTGCCTTTTCGCCAGATTCCATTGTTCAAGTCAACGCTGATTTTGTAACCACTGGTCCAATCCGCTTGAAGGTGCGGACGCTGAGTTACGACGAACTGCTCCAGGAAACTGGCGATCGCATCCTGCAAGAAAACAGCAGCTCAATTCTGCTGGAGTCATCCAACTAAACTGGTAGCTAAGAGCCTCCAGCCGTAAAGACGTGGCCGATCTAAAAATTTCCCAGCTAACGTCCCTGCCTGGCGGGAGCGTAGATGCTGGCGATGAACTGGCGATTGTTCATTTAGGCGATACCCGTAAGGTCACGGTCAAAAACCTGCTGGAAGGCGGCGTTGATGACATGGATTCGGCTACGATCCCAAGCGCCAAGGTCGATTTTGCCGCTGGTTCCATCGTTGCTGCCTCATTGGCGACTGATGCGGTTACAACAGTCAAGATCCAAGCTGACGCGGTAACTGGCGCCAAGCTGGCTGATGATTCCAGCGCCGTTGTTATCGCCACCAGCCTGCGTGGCAGCGGTGATTTTGAAGGTCAGCTTCACGTTGATAGCGATACCGATAAGGCTTCCTACTGGGACGGCAGCGCATGGGTTTATCTCAAGGCTGCAGGTTCTGTCAACACAGTCACGGGCGTCACCAGCGGCATCGTCAACATTGTTTCTGCCGCCAGCAACGACTCGATCACGCTGACCCCATCACTAGACAACACCAGTAATGCCAACGAGTTTTTGGCTGGTCCTACAGGTGGTGGCGGTGCTGTTGCTTACCGCACGATTGATCCATCAGACCTGCCTTTAGCCAACACCTCACTGCGTGGTGCGGTGATCGTCAACGGCAACGGCTTGACGATGGATGCAGGCGTCATCGAAATCGACAACACCGTCACCGCACAAGCCAGCCCGGTCTTCCACAAGATCGCTTACAACGCCCAAGGTCTTGTCACCAGTAGTTCCTCTGTCGCTGGCGCTGATCTGCCTGTTGCCACATCCAGCACACCTGGCGCTGTTCAGCCTGGCACTGGTCTTGTTGTTGATGGCGTCGGCGTCCTGAACCACGACAACGCAGTTGCTAGCGGCACGGTCAGCGGCATCAGCTACGACACCGAAGGGCATATCACCAATGCGGTGCCCTTGGTTGCCGGCGACATTCCCAACCTCGACGCCAGCAAAATCACAACGGGTTCGCTGGATGTAGCCCGTATTGCTGCCAACACAGTTACTGGCACAAAGCTGGCGAACTACGCCATCACCAAGATTGGTGACACGCAGCCGACTGCTGACCAGATCGGCCAATTCTTCTTTAATCCGCTGACTCGTGACCTGTTCCTCTGGGACGGCAACGTGTTCCAGCCGATCGGCATCTCGGTCGGTGAGATTATTTTCGCTGGCACGTTCGATGCGTCTGCCGGTGGCGGCACCGGCTTGGTTGCTTCGGTAACTGACGAGGGCACTGCAATCGGCTTAGTTGTTGGTCAACCGTTGCCAGCCGCCGCAGCGGCCAATAACCGGTACTACCTCGTGGTGTCGGAGGCTGGCACGATCACCAGCGGCAACGCACCAAATGTTGCGCTTAGCCCGCCGGACATTGTGCTGTCAAACGGCAACCAATGGACTGAAATCGACGTTTCTCAGACGATTACCAGCGTTAGCGCCAACCAAGTCAGTTACACACCAAGCGGCAGCGTTTCGGCTAGCAACGTCCAAGCTGCAATCGACGAGCTTGACACAGAGAAATTAGCCAAGGCAGGTGGCACCGTTACCGGTCAAGTGCTGATTGGCACGACTGGCTCGCTGGCGTTTGAAGGCAGCACAGATAACGCTTTTGAAACCAGCGTTGCAGTTACCGATCCAACGGCTGATCGCACCGTCACGATCCCGGACCAAGACGGCAACTTCCTGATTAGCGGTAACGCCAGCATCGTCAACGCTGACATCAATGCCTCCGCTGCGATTGCAGACACAAAACTCGCCACAATCAGTACCGCCGGCAAGGTAGCCAACTCGGCAACCACTGCCACCAACGCCAACACCGCCAGCGCCATCGTTGCGCGTGACGCCTCCGGTAACTTCAGCGCGGGCACAATCAGCGCAGCCCTGAGCGGCAACGCCAGCACCGCGACCGCACTCGCCACCTCGCGGAACATCCAAGGTGTTGCCTTCGACGGCACCGCCAACATCACGGTCGTCACCGCCGGAAGTGGCATCTCGGTAACCGGCACAGCGGTCGCTAACACCGGCGTCCTCTCGGTGAACGGCAACGCTGGCGCGATTACAAACGTGGCGGTAACTAATGCCGCCCAGAGTTTTACTGCACAACAACGCGGGACAATTTCTGCACTAACAGATGGCGCAACGATTACGCCGGATTTCAGTGCTGCTAATAATTTCAGCGTTACGCTAGGGGGAAACCGAACACTGGCTAACCCAACTAATTTGACGGCTGGAGCTAGTGGCTGTATCTGGATTACGCAAGATGGCACCGGATCGCGGACCTTGGCTTATGGCAGCTACTGGGACTTCACCGGTGGCACTGCACCAACGCTGACGACAACAGCCAGTGCGCGAGATTGTCTGGTTTATTCAGTGCAATCCAGCACGCAGATCACCGCAACCCTGATCACCAACCTGAGCTGATCTGATGATTCCCGGAAGCGCTAATCCCCTCCTGCTTGCCAGTGCTGCAGCCGGTGGATATTCCATTAGTAGAAGCCTTCGTTTCAACAGTAGTGACAGTGACTTGTGGCAAAACCTTTGTAATACACAGGAGGCAGCAAAATGACTATCCCAGGAAGCGCAATATCTCTTCTTCTTGCAGGCGCAGCTACCGACCCTAACCTTGT